TCTAAAGACTGTCCAAAAAAGAATAAGGTACGTAAACTCTTCCGATGCGAGAATTGCGAGTTTATTGCTTCTAAATGGATGGGCAAACATACCACTTTTACACGCTATACATTGGCGTATTATAAACAAGTTGTACACGACAGAGGTGTTCTCCGCCATCATTGAGAAGGGTCTTGATGATAGGGAGACCGCTTTTTTTTTGAAAAACTCGGTGATAAAAAGAAATATCCTGATGCCGAGGATGATGATGATAAAATCATAAAAAGCAAATTCCAGATATCATTGGATAATCCAACAATGATGGAAATATACCCATACGGTGGAATTCTTGCATATGCAAAATATCACTATTTAGATGGAGTTGTAAAGCAAAATCTCATGTTGGTCGATAAAACAAGGTATATTCATGATAAGGGTAAAAGCAAACCGGTTGTAGCGCAGAGACCAAAGAGTGACGATGAGGTAAAAAACATGGTTTCCATGTTTGGAATAGGGTCACAGGCACAGCAAGATATAGATAAGGTTCGCAAAGAAATAGGAGACTGAATGTATGGCTTTAGAATATGGTATAAACTTTAATACGGAGAAGGGAAGGAAACAGGCCGAAGAAGAGATAAAGAAGTGGCGTGAAGACTTTCAAAAATATCTTAATAAGAACCCTCTCAATATAGGATTAAGCGGAAAGGACGCTGGTTCTGTAAAGACAGCCACCACACAGCTTCAGGGATATAGGAAAGAACTGCAAGACCTAAGAAATGAATATAAGAAGCTCTCTACGCAAGAACTTGCAAGTGGCGGTGGTAGGGCTATTATAGATAAATATCGTAATCTAAAAGACCAGGTTGGCATTTATGGAGGAACGCTTGACCAAGCGGCTAAGGCAGAAGATAGGATGAGAATGTCTGCCGACAAGACAACACCATCAATTGAACGTCAGACACAAGCGTACAAACGTCAATCAGATGTCCTTGTTCAATTGAAGTCCTACGCCATGAATTTTCTTTCGGTATATGCTGGCATAAGATTGATAAAGAATCTCGCAACGATAACCGGAGAGTTTGAGATGCAGAAGATTTCATTGCAAGCATTATTACAAGACGCAGAAAAGGGTGCAAAAATATTTGAGCAAATAAAGGGTCTTGCCGTTGTTTCTCCATTTCAATTTAAAGACCTTGTAACCTACACAAAACAGTTATCGGCGTTTTCTGTTCCGTATACAGAACTATACGATACAACTAAATCTCTTGCAGACCTATCAGCTGGACTTGGGGTGAGCATGGACAGACTTATAATAGCGTATGGGCAGGTTCGTTCTGCGGCAGTTTTACGTGGTCAGGAGTTGCGGCAGTTCACGGAGGCCGGTATACCAATTGTCGAAGAACTTAGAAAAAAACTTTCAGAAGCAAACGGAGAGCTTGTAACAACTGGTGAAGTCTTTGAATATATATCTGCGCGAAAGGTACCATTTGAGATGGTGAAAGACATACTCACCGAGATGACGTCAGAGGGTGGAAAGTTCTACAATATGCAAGCTATACAGGCAGAGACGTTAAAGGGAAAAATATCAAACTTAACCGACGCCTTTCAGATAATGCTTTCCAATATAGGAAATTCTGATGGTGGATTAATGAAAGGTGCTGTCGATGCAACAAGATATTTAATTCAAAACTACGAAACAATTGGGAAGATACTCGCAACGGTTGCTATAACATACGGAGCATATAGAGGAGCTGTTATCGCTGCAAACACGGCTGAGCTTCTAATGAACGGGACATACGTTGCAAAAATAAGGCTGTTGCGGGCTGCTGCGGTTGCGCAAAATATCCTTAATGCATCAATGATGGTCAATCCGTACGTTCTACTTGCTACGGCAGTTGCTGGGCTTGGTGCTGCGTTTTTACTTCTAAGGGACAGGAGCACGGCTGCAGAGGCTGCTCAAAAGAAATTAAATGATACTATTGCCGAAAGCCAAAGACTTGCAGAAGAAGAACGTGCAAGGGTTTCAGAACTTATTAATTCAATAAAAGACGAGACAAAAACAAGAAGGGAAAGGCAGCTTGCTCTAAATGAGTTGCAGAAAATGTATCCGCAAATATTCTCGAACTTAGACCTTGAGACAGCAAAGAATATATCACTATCAAAAGCCATATCAGAGGTAAACGCCGTATTACAAGAAAAGTCAGACTTACAATCAGAAGAGAGGGTTGTTGAGATAACAAAGGAGCTTGTAAAATTAAGGGCTGATCAGGGTAAATTTATCTTTGCTGGTACGGAAAGTTATCAGGTTGACAATAGTAGAAAGATTAATGAGCTTGAAGAAGAACGCTCTCGTATAATCAAAAAAACAAGAGAAGATAGGGAGGCGGAGGTAGAAGCAACCATCGAGTTGGCAGATTGGCAGAAGACCGTAAATGACTTTGTAAAGAAAACAGGAGCAACACAATTTTCATTTTCCGATGAAGACGGTACTGTCTATTCTTACGTTCAAAGAATAAGACGGGAATATGAAGACCTTACCGACAAATATAAAATATATAGCGAATTAGTTGATGCGGGTAGTAAGAAACAGGCTGCAAACTATAAAGAGCAAATTAAACTGACCGAACAGCTTGCATCAGCGATGGGGTTCTCGTTAAAAGATTCCAGTAGTGGTACTGCTCCCGCTAAAAGCACTAATGTCGACGAGAACGCTATGGTGAAGGCGTCAGAACGTCTTTCTGAATTGCGTGCTAAGATGGCGTTAGAAGAGAAGAAATACGCATTAGAGGTGAAGCAGGCTCGTGTTGATGCAATGGAAGATGGTACCGAAAAAGAACTCGCACAAATAGCGCTTACGAAGGAAAAGAACCTACAAGCCATAGAAGAGCGTAAGCAGGCGATGATAAATGCCAACCTTGATATTGCACGTGCTCAATGGGAATCAGAGGGAAAGAAGGGCGTATTTTCTGAAGAGATTAAACTAACGGAATCTCAAATTGGAGTAATAACATCAATGCAAAACTCTGCCGACATTGAAGAGTTGCGTTCCAAAGAACTAATGTTTCAAAAACTTCTTGACCAATACAAAGACTACGCCCAAAAGGTTGAGGACATTGAAAAGAAAAAAAACAAAGATATTGCTGATTTAAACGCAGGGCGAACTGGCTCTAATGACGATGTTATTAACAGGGCAATAGCAGAAGTACAGAAAAAGGCAAAAGAAGAAACGGCCTCACTTGCTTTTGACGAAATGAAAAATTCAGAAGCATGGCGTGTATTATTTTCAGACCTTGAAGACTATACTGTAAAGACATTAAAAGAAAGTTTAAAAGCTGTTGAAAACACAGACATATCAAATCTTAATGCAGCCGATGCAAAATCGGTACAAGAAGGTATTGATAAATTAAAAAAAGCAATTGGGACAAAAGACCCGTTTTTTGCACTTACGAAAGGATGGACTGATTTTATTTCTGCCGTAAATAATAATCAGCCAGACGAAGCAATAGAAGCGATAAACATGACGATAAAAGGAGCCGAGCAGCTTCTGTCTGTTTACGATGAATTACAAAATTTAGTATCGGCTTCTTTTGGAGAAGATAGTAACGCCTCATTCATTACAAATTCAATTGGTTCTATAATGGGTTCTACGGTTACTGTTGGAACTGGAATCAAAGATATTTTAAAAGGTGATATTAATGGTATAAAGGAGGTTATTAATGGTGTTACGGGATACATAAACGTCTTTCGCAACATCCGCAATAGGAAGTACGATAAAGAGATTGAAAGGCAGGAGAAAGTCGTTAAATCGCTTGAAGAGGAATATAGGAAGCTCGGAAAGGCAATGGAAGATTCTCTCGGAGCTGATTATTATAAAAACGCAACAGAACAGGCTCAGAATCTCAAAAATCAGGTAACCGCTATAAACAAGCAAATAGATGCCGAGAAGAAAAAGGGAAAGGACGCAGATAAGGATAAGATAGCACAACTCGAACAACAAAGACAAGACCTTACTCTTGAATCGGTAGAGGTTGTGGAAGATGCTATTGATAAATTAACTGGTACAGACTTAACGAGTGCTGCTGAAGATTTTGCTCAATCATGGTTAGATGCATATATATCGTTTGGTGACACAACGCAGGCGATGCAGGATAGGTTTGGCGAAATGATGCAGGACATGATTGTAAACGCAATGTTAGCCCCAATCATGCAGAAATGGCTAAAGCCCGTATTTGATATGATTGATAAGGCTTGGTCGGATGGAGCTATGACTGCCGACGAGGTGGCTTCTATCTGGGCTTCTGGTGCTAATGCGATTGCCGGAGCAAATAAAGAGGCAGAACAAACTGCGTCATGGCTCGAGAATGCTGGAGTAGATTTACGTGAGAGCGAAAGCAATCTGACGGGAATATCAAAAGGAGTGTCGACAATAACAGAAGACACGGCTCTTGTGCTTGGTGGTTATTTAAATAGTATAAGACAACGAATGTTTGAATACATAGACTATATGATGCTCCCTGAAAATAGGCCGGCAATGTCATTGCTTATACAAGGGCAGGCTTCGGCTATAAACCATTTGCAGGCAATAGAATTGAATACTAAGTCCACAGCTGATTCAAACAATGCAATTTTAAAGAAATTTGAAGACGTTGTCATATCTTCCGGGTCTGGTAAGGGGTGGGCAATTAACGTAAACGCTTAATTATGGACAAATTTAAGAAACAGGCAATACAACTTGGTCTATGTAAGGAATGGCAAGATAAATGGGATGAGACAGGTCTTGTTGAAAAATATATTAACGGGATAACGTGGTGTATGAAGCACGAGTTTCCTTCTTTACAAGACATGAAAAAGTACGATGAGATATTATTGTTAAATAATGTTTAT